TACTACCTGCTAACATAGATGATGCATTTGGTTTAGATGCAGATTGGAATCACTATCTATTGAACTTTAGAAATGCAGGTGGAAATCCATGTGCACGATCAATAGCAGTATTCAAGGCAGCAGACGAATGCAGATTCGATAAGATTAGATTAGGTTGGACCAATAGCAGAGGTGGATGGGATTACTTCAACTTTACTAAGCGCTCTGAGGAAAGTTACTCAGTGGAGCGCAAGCGCTATAGAAAGGTAGTAGGTAACTATGGCACAGCTGATGAAACTACAGCGTTTGGATTTAACACTTATGATAGAGGCTTAACCGAGCGCAGCCCATTCGTTGAGAAGATGATGCGCATCCGCACAGACTTCTTAACCGAAGGGCAGTTCGAATATCTTAAGAATCTTATTTACTCCGAATCGGTTTACATGATTGGAGCAGATGGAAGCGCTACACCAGTGGTAATAGAATCTAATAATTACGTAGCAATTAAGACTCGCAGTTACGCAAAAACAGACTTAGAATTGACATTGAAATTTAGCAACGATTACACAGCATGAAGCCATCAGTAATTCTAACAGTTAAGGCAAGCAATGGAGCTGCTGTAGTAGTAGACCTATACGAGAATGAGAGCATAAGCTATTCATCTAACTTCAATAGCATCTCTGAGTTTACTACCAGGGGTGCTTTCTCGCGTGAGTTTAGAATACCTGCTACAAAGAATAACGTAGATTTCTTCGGGCAGCAGTATAATGTGAATCTGCTTAATGATGACACTACACAAATCAATGTGTTACGCAAGATAGAGGCAACTCTCTCAGTAGACACTTTACCAATAGCTGAAGGACACATACAATTTAAGCAGGCCATTACTCAGCAGGGTAAGATGCATGAGTTCGTTATAGCATTCTTTGGTGAGACTGTAGATTTAGCTCGCAGCATTGGAGATAAACTGCTGAAAGAATTAGACTATTCAGATTTAGAGCACGATAATAGCTTTGAGAATGTTAATGCTATCAATGATGGTAGTTTATTTGATAATGCTATCTGCTACACGCTAACTGATAAGGGACAAAATTGGAGTGAAGATACAGCCATAGGCAGCAGAAGGATATTCAGCTCAGTTAATCCTATCTATACTGGAGAGCTTACGTTAGCCGTTCAGGCAAAGTGGTTAATGGATAAGATAATAAGTGAGGCAGGCTTTACATGGAGCGGAGATACATTAGATACTGAGCTTGCAGGCATGTACGTGCCTTACGTTACAGCTCCGCGAACTGAAGGATTAAGCAATGATGAGGCGAAATTTAAGGTAGACTTTACAAGTGCTACAGCATTCAACTTAAACGTAGACGATGGTAATGGCTATTACTCTAAGCAGTTAACAGGATGGCATGAGGTAAGTGATCCATCTAACAGCTGGGCATCTAATGCATACACTGCTCAAGGTAGTTTTACAGCAGCAGTAGAAATAGATTTAAATATTGAAGTAGATACTACAGGATATACTACAAATAATCAGCACGTGTACGATATAATGTTACAACGTGTAAGAAATGGAGTAACTGATTTAATACCATTTCCTAATTCAATGGGAGTAGGGCCTACATCTTTTATGTACATAGGAGGTACAGGATTTACACCTACTTCACCAATTAATCCTTTTCCAGTATACAGTTCATTTAACTTATCTGTTCAGACAGGAGATGTTTATACCATTCGTATACGTGCTCACGCAGGAAGCTCACCAAATGTAACTATTAAACCTGTTAATGGATATACCAATAGTAGTTTTGGCTTCTTTTACGTTAGCGGCTTAAGTTATGCCTATCCAGTTCAGATAGCACTCAATGCTCCTGAGATGAAGCAGGTGGATTACTTGCGCGACATTCTTAAGATGTTCAATGCAGTGCTTGTGCCTAATCCAAACATGCCTAACGCTGTTGAGATTATTCCAATGGTGGAATATTTGGGCAGCGGTGAGGATTACGATTGGACACCTAAGCTTGACTTATCTAAAGACATCGTGCTTACTCCTGCTTCTGATATCAGAAAGAGATTATTGAAGTGGAGCTACAAAGAGCAGGGAGATTTCTTCAATGCTAAATATAAGACAGGAGCGCAGCGCATCTATGGTGAGCTTAGACTTACTGATCCAGGCAATGACTTCAGCACAAGTGATTACACTGTTGAATTAACTTTTGGAGCTTCACCTTGTGACCTTATTCCGAACACTAACTACATCATCCCAAAATACTTCAATGAGAAGGGTGAGTTTATGACACCTGGGCCGCGCATTCTTTATAGAAGGAGAAATGATGAAGCAGCTGTGGTTATGGTTTATGATGAGGTAGCAGAAGAGGCGAGTTTTACAATCATCCCACTACTCAGCCATTACAAATCTATTCCAACTGAGATAGGCACTGATGACCTGAACTTCGGTCAAGAGATTCCTCCGCATCCAATTGATGCTATGCCATTGCATACACTCTTTGATAGATATTGGAGGCAGTATATCTCTGAGCTTTACGATGATGAGCAGAAGATAATGGAAGCTTATTTTAAGCTATCTGTAACCGATGTATTCGGGTTAAAGTTTAATGATAAGATTTGGGTTAAAGATTCTTGGTGGAGAGTAATAGAATTAACTGATTACATAGTAGCTGATGAGCAAGTAACAAAGTGCAAGCTTATACGTTTACTTGACATCGGAGCGCTATGTGAGTTTACACCATCTACCATTAACGTAAGCACAGGAGCAGTAGAGTTTTTAGATTACGATGGAGAAACAAGCTACGGATCACAAACATGCTGTGAATATTACGGCTACACTTGGAGCAGCGTTAAAGGCAGATGTTACGCATCTACTGCTACCAATGGAACAAACGGAGTAATTAGCTCACCTAATGCTGTTGGTGGTAGCAATATCACTAACACGAGTGGTAATCAAAAGAGTGCTACCGGAATGGGCAATGTAGTTCGTGCTGAAATTGAGAATAATAACGAGCGCATCTTTGTTAGCGGTTTAGGACATGGCATTAGTCCTAACAATAACTACTCTCAAGCTATGGGATATCGTAACTTCATCAGGCCTAACTTAGAAGGTACTACAGTGATGGGCCGATGGGCTGAAGCAGATGTGAGAGGGGTGCACTTTGGCGGTGGCACGTGGTACGATGGTGCTTCTGACTTTGGAACAACTATACCAGGTAGAAGCCAACATGGCTTTATTCAGCTTATGGGGGTTGGTAATATGGTCAGCAATCCAACTAATGTGAATCTATTTATAGATGGCATTAATAATGGTATATTAGTTATGCCTACAGAGACTGTATGGGCTGTTAAGGTTTACATTTCAGTGCTTGAATATAACTATGGCACTACTGACTTTACAGGCAAGGTGGCGGCTGTTGAATATAGCTGCATGGTATGGCGCGACAAGGTAACACACTACTCAGCTACTCCTCACAAGATACATGAGTTCACAAGTGGCTTTTCATCTAACTCATTCGTGTTACACTTGCCTATAGTAAGCAATAGAATAGCACCTTACTTAGAGTGCAAGCATACAGGGAAGACTGCTGTAATCAGCGCGACATTCCAATACACTCAAACTAAATTCCAACGTACACCTATAATATGACAAATCCTTACGAAGACATTATATTTAGTATGACTTTACTACGCTCAGGAGTACCTGGTAAGAGTCAAGAATTTAAGCAAGCAAGTGGCATCCATCACGCGAGGCTAAAGGTGTGGCAAATAAGAGCTATTAATTACACTATCTTAATAACAGGGGTAAGCTTAATCGGATTAACAATTTATAGCGCACTATAATGGCTACACAAGACATGATATTAAAGCTCACATTTGATGATGAGGGCACATTTACAGGTTTATCAGATATCAATGAAGAGCTGCAGGCGGTCAACACGTCAACGGAGCAGGTAGAGAAATCTACCAAGACTTTGAAGCAGCAATATGCTGAGCTGAAAAAACAACAAGACCAATTCGATCCAGGCACTAAGAAATTCCAAGAGCTATCCGTTCAGATGGGTGAGCTTAAGGATAGGATGAATGATGCAGCCGATGCAGTAAAAGGTAACACAGGGCCTGCTATTGAGGGAGCACGTGCATCGTTTGGGCTGATGGGTGAGCAGATTGCTAACTTAGACTTTGAAGGATTAAGCCAATCACTGAATTTAGTTAGCGGCAACTTGGCAAGATTAAAGCCTGAAGATATTAGCAAAGGTTTAAAGTCAATGGCTGATGCTGGAGTTAACGCATTCAAGGCTATTGGAAAAGCCATCTTAGCCAATCCACTATTAGCAATAGGTGCAGTGATTGTAGGTATTGCTATGAATTTTGATAAGATTATTAAATTCTTTCCTGAATTTGAAAACGCATTAACCGGTATAGATGAGAAGCAGCGAGAGGTAGCAAAGAACGCTCATTCTCAGTTTGAGGCATCTAAGAAGTCTTATGAAAATGCATTACTTCAAGAAAACTCTTTAAGGCTACAAGGTAAAAGTGAGAAGGAGATTCTGCAGTATAAAATGGGTGAGCTGGAAGCATCCATTAAGAAAGGTAAAATTGATTTACAAATTCAAGAGCAGAATGCGCAAGGGCAAATAGATGCGAGCAAAAGAAATGCAGAGTTATTAACGCAGGTTGTTAGAGGAGCATTAGAGTTAAGCGCAGTAGGTTTAAGAATGCTATCTGCGCCAATTGACTTAGTATTAGCTACTGCAAATAAGGTATCTGAAACATTAGGATTTGGAAAGATAACAGCTATTAACTTAAATGATGAAATCACTAAGTTAACTGAAGCAGGTAGCAAGATGGTATCTGAATTCTTAATTGATCCTGTAGCTCAAGAAAAAGAATTAAAAGAGTCTTTAGATAAGCAGCGCCATGAGATTGCTCAGATGGAGAGTGATTACATAGGCTTTCAACTGTCTATTAAAAAGATAGATAGTGATGCTCAAAAAGAGAAAGATAAGTTAGCAGAGGATGCACTTAAAAAAGCACAGGATGAATTAGAAGCTGCAAAGAAACTCTACCAAGAAAGGAGAGATGCAGAGATAGCTGCGGAAGATGCTAAGTACAAAGCAATGCAAGCACTTCAAGAATCTGCATTAGAGAAAGAAATTACTACGGCCATTGAGGCAAGTGAAGAGCTTTACAAATTAGCAGGAGAAGATGCAGCAGCAGAGGCTATGATAGCCGAGAATTTAGCTAAGCAGATTGCTGATATTCAGAAGAAATATGCAGATGAAGAGAAAGAAGCAAGAGAGAAACGTAATGAGGCCAATGCAATCTTAGCAGCTAAAGAATTAGAAGATGCTAAAAAGTTAGAGCAAGAAAAGGCAGCTCTACGCATGGCTAATATCCAATCTAATTTCGAAATGGCAGGCCTTGCACTCGATGCATTAAGCTCATTAAATGAAGCAGCAGCTAAGGGAGATGAAGCAAGCCAGCGCAAAGTGTTTGAGCGTAATAAAAATATTCAGAAAGCGCAGGCTACTATAGCCATGGCTTCAGGTATTGTACAACAGTTAGCAGTTCCACAAGATCAGTTAACAGGGATGAACTTTGTTAAGGCAGCAGCATTAGCAGCAGCAGGGATAGCCAACATCGTTAAGATTAATCAAACTCAATTTAATGGCAGCGTGCCTTCACCTAATGGAGGCAACCTAACTGCTCCGTCAGGAATGGGCAATGCTCCGGCCATTGACTTTAGCGGAGCTAATATGATGAACAACGCACCTGGTACTACAGAGACTTATGTGCTTGCAGGCAATGTAGCTAACGCATTAGAAGCACGACAAAAGATTATTGACCAATCATATCTATAACGAATATGGCAAACTTTCCACTATTAAAAAAGTGCATAGAGAGAGGAGTTCGAAATGCACTATCTGAAATTGATAAGACTGAGCTTGAGGATACCGAGCTCATAATTGATGAAGTAATTGAAGCTATACTATTTGAAATAAATGAAACCTATGAATGATAAATTAAAACTGATTGAATACGGCTTAGGAGAGGAAGATTCTAACATGGGCGTGTATGCAGTAAGTTTAGTATCTGAGCCTGCAATAATGGTAGACTTCGTGGCGCTTAGTAAGCAGAATTTAATGCTCGCTCGCGTGGAAGATGGAGAGAAGCGCATGCTGTATGGCCCTGCACTTATTCCTAATCAGCCTATAGTTAGATATGATGGCAATGGTGAGAAGTATTTTATCACTTATTCTAAAGAGACCATAGAGCAAACTGCTCAGGAATTCCTTAAGCGTAACATGCACCACAATCACACCATTCAGCATGAAATGCCTGTAAACAACTTAACTGTTGTAGAGTCATGGATTAAGTTCGGTGCAGATAAAGGAGATAACTACGGCTTCGAGCTTCCTGATGGTACGTGGATGATTGGTGTTAAGGTAGATGATGATGCTACATGGGCTGCTGTAAAGAATGGCGAGGTTAAAGGCTTTTCAATAGAAGGATGGTTTACACCACTAACTGAGAAGAACGTAGAAGAGAAAGACTTAGAGAAGCTGTTGGCTGAATTGGCTCAGGCACTTGAAATGAATTCTTAATTTTTTCCACTAATAATTATAACACATGAACATGATTTCTGAAATTTTAGAAAAGTTCGCTCCAGCGCTTAGTAAGCATGGGGTGAAATTGTCAGTAGAAGAGACTCCTGCTGTTGAGCCTGCAAAGGTTGAGATGATGGCAGAGGGTGCTTTAGCTGATGGCACTATGATCTATTCACCTGCAGCTGAATGGGCTGAGGGAGTAGAGATTTTCGTAATGGATGCAGACGGCAATCCAACACCTTTAGCAGATGGCGAATACACTTTAGACAACGGTAAGAAAATCGTTGTAGCAAGTGGAGTAATCGCATCTATTGAAGAGGTAGAAGAAGAGAAGCCTGAAGTAGAGATTACTGTTGAGCAAGAAGTAGCTGAGACTTACTCTAAAGAGCAAGTAGAAGGCTTATTGAACAACATCATTGCTGAATTCGAAGCGAAGTTAAGCGCTGCTGAAAAGAAAATTGTTGAACTTTCACAAGCACCTGCAGCAGTAACTGTTAAGCAAGCTCGCCAAACAGCACCAACACAACACGTAGACATGTCTCGCATGACAGCACAACAACGTGCCTACGCTATGATTACTAAACTCAAATAAAAACAAACATAAAAACAAACAAAAAAAATGGCATCTAATTTAACCATTTCTTCAAGCTCATATGCTGGCGAGTTAGCTCTGCCGTATATCAGCGCTGCAGTATTGTCAGGAGACACTATTGCTAACAACTACGTAACCGTTAAGGAGAACGTAAAGTACAAAATGGTACTTAAGACTCTTTCATCTACAAGCATCGTTAAGGCTTGGGGTTGTGACTTCGACAATGCTGACTCTGCTTTGACTTTAGCTGAGCGTGTATTGACTGTTACTGACCTTAAGGTAAACGTTGAAGTTTGTAAGGACCAATTCGCAAAAGATTGGGAAGCGGCTCAAACAGGTCGTGGATTTATCAACGATACTATCCCTGCTAACTTCGCTGATTTCTTAATCGCGCACCTTTCAGGTAAAGTAGCTGAGAACATTGAGTACACTTTGTGGCAAGGTAACTTCGAATCTTCATCTTACACTTCTTTCAATGGTATTTTGAAAGTGTTGGATACTGCTAAGAGTGGTACTCCTGATGTAGACTTCGCTAACGCTTTCACAGCATCTAACGTTATCTCATCTCTTGAGACTTTGATGGCTGCACTTCCTGCTACATTGATCGGTGATGCTTCTGTTAAGCTTTACGTTAACCGTAAGACTGCTC